TCTAACTTTGCACACATACCTCGTATTGTATTTTCCAATCTTTCTACTTTTATATTTAAAGAATGTATGTCTTTTTCCATGTCTATGGCTCTACCCATTTCTTTCTCCTTGTTGTTAATTAGTGGGAGGAGAGAGGGACAGTTTGTTGTGTTGTGGGACTGCCCCTCCGCTTTGGCTTTCGCTATTTTGATATATGTCTATACACAGTTGCTCTCGACACTCCCGTTAGAGAGACTATTTTATTGACTTTTACTCCAAGTCCGTATAGCACATTGATGAACATTCTTTTTCCTGTTCCAACTTTACGTTTAGAATGGTATCGCATCATCCGCTCCTTGACTTATTTGTTTATCTGTTCCGCCTTCCCATGGTTTACAGAATTTACAATCCCAGTATTGTCTGGTCTTGCCATCTCTATCTGTCCATGGTCTGCCTTTATCAACCACAGCTGTAATAGCCTTTCCTAGCATATCTTGTGCTGATAACTTTGGTAATAGCTTAACTTCGATAACTTCGCCATTAACTTCTTTTTTATCAGTTCCACATTCTATACCAATTGTTTCACAGAATCGCATATAACCAGTATTTCCAGTAGAATTTGATTTAAAGGTATCATTTGCTGTCGGCTCTAAAAACCTCCATAATTTACCTCTAAATTTACGTCCTACATATGGTGTTCCATCTGTGTCCACCATGCCACCTACGATACCTTTAAAATCGCTTTTATAGCTATATTGGTTTTTTACGTTCTCTGGTGCAACCTCAACTGTATATGTAAATAATTCAGCCTTGTGCTCGCCTCCTTTCACATTTACAATTTTAGTTTCAGACTCGATTATGTGGCATAAATACTCGCCTTTAACATATGGTATGAACTTTGTCTTTGGTTTATTGTCGCCACCTGGAATTGCAAAACTTTGCCCTCCAGTAGCATTGTTTAATACATCACTTACTTCTGCCATTATTTTTTCTCCTTATTTGTATTACTTTTCATGTTTTTTATTTTTTCTACACAGGCTTCGTAGTTATGAGCATTGATGTCCATGCTCTTAACTTTTGCTTTCAAATCATTTACAAATTTAGCACCTTGAGATTCTGCTGCCTTATATAGGGTTTCTTCCTCTTTTGGTGTTAAAGCATCTGGCTCTGGTAAATCTTCACCAGCAAAGATATATAATCCTAATCCATGCAAGGCAATTGTTTTAGCCAAGGCTCTTTGTATGCTTGTATTGATATGAAAAGCATTTGGTTTTTCTATCGGTTGATTTCTATTGTCAAGTACGGGATGAATTTGTGATAGTGATACACCATCAACTTCTACCCATACATCAACAAAAAAACCACATTGTGTTACAAAGAATGGAGAACCATCCTCTGCTTTTGTTACTCCGTATCTAGCATCTGGGCATGTTTTCTTTAAAAGACTCCATGCATGTGCCCAAGATAAATAAGTAAACTGTCCTTTTTTCTCAGAATACTTACTAACATCTTGCTTGTAGAGTTTCATGAATGTGCTTTGTGTTGTTTTGTTCATATTCACTCCTATTTTGGAGGATTGCACACACCTCTGAATTGACAGTATTTGCATTGCCAGTCTTGCACTGGTGATACTCCAATTCTAAAAGGCGGTAATCCTTGTTCATGTTCTTCTTTTACGTTAGTCCAGAATAGATAGGCACGTGATACGTATGTCAATGGAACAGACACACATCTCATGCTGGAATTGTTTTTATTGTAGTAATACAAATACATTCCATCTAACCTACCCATCTTTTCTTGAATAGCATATCCATATGTCCCTAGTTGTAATTCATAGTGAATGGAAGGATTAAAAGATGGTTTTCTACCAAACTTCATCTTCCAAGACCAATCATTACAAGTTTTTATGTCAAACAGATATACTTCTTTGTCTTTCTTTTCAGCTACGATATCATAAAAGCCTCGAACGTTTAATTCTTCTATGAGTATCTCTCCTTCTGTATGAAAAACAAAACTTTCTTTTTCTTTATTTTCTTTTTCTTTATCTCTATTATATATATCTCTATTATATATCTCTAGAGAGTGTTGTATATCATCATGCACAACGTTTCCAAGTCTAAGCAATCTTTTTGTTCCATCATCCATATCTTCGGTTGCCTCTGCTTGAACTACAGATTCAAAGTATAATTTCCTAGAGCAAGAACCCGCACCACTAGCATGATAGAAATGTTCTCTATCCTTGTATCTATTTATGTAGTTTTCTTCTTGTTTGTTATCTAGGTAGTTGTTGTAGATAGCCTCTATGTCAACTGGACTATTTTGTTTCACTTATATCTCCGTTTCCATATCCTTTAATCAAATGCCTCAACCACTCAGAACCAGAGTTCCAACCGTTAATAAGTGCCTGTCCTCTAAATTTAGTCCAAGCCTCTCCATCAACATTTGTTATGCATATTGTTTTTTTATTACTCATATTTCCCCCTTTGGTAATATAGTTAATATATTAATGATAGATTGTTACTATCAACATATATTTTTTATTTTTTATTAACTCTTCTGTGTCTCATTCTTTTCTCATAGTTTATTTTATCTTTTAATGCAAGTATGATTTCTATCATGCACATCACAAAAACTCCAGCTGATGTAATCACGAGCATTAACATTAATACTGCTTCAATCATTCTTCTTCCTCTATTTCATATATCAATCTATCTACTCTGGCACACCAACGACTCATTCTGCTTCTGTCTACCATGCTGTCTCCATTTAAATCAGAAAATATTTCTTTTGCTTTTCTAAGCAAGTCAAAACATTCTTCGATATCTCTAATTCCTCTTGCCATGTTTTAATTCCTTGATTTCTTCTTTTAACATTTCTATTTGCTCCATGAGTATACTTATCTCACGTAAGTAAATAGACATACTATCTCTATCATCTTCTTCAATCATGAGTTTAATTAACTTATCCATTTTCTCTCCTTATTTTTCTAAATAATTCTTTCATGAACTTTTCATCATCATTGATTTTAACTTTGGGCAATGCCCTAAGTAATTTAACCAATTTCCTTGTGCTTTTCAACATTCCTATTTTTCCTCCTTGTAATCTGTTGTATATAAATTACCATTAAACGTAAAAACGTGTCCAGGCCCATGCAACTTTCTCATTTGAGCAAATGCTTGTTTAAAATACTTTTTCTCAAACTCTTTTGATGCATATGTTTTTGCTTTAGTTTTTGGTTTACTTTTTCTTTGTTCTATCTTTTTATCTTTTGGTTTAATATCTGCTGGTTTTGATGCCATATTTGATGTTATTAAGCATAACCATATTATCATTGCTCCTAAGATTCCGTATATTCCTTTATCCATTGTTTTTCTCCTTGTTTACTTGAATGTGTTTACTGCTACTTCGTATAAAAATAATATTATAATAAAACTATATATCATTGTATCTATCATTAAATCTCCTTTTTGTTAAATTTTAAGGGAGTGTCAAAAAAGGTGAAAGGACTCCAGAATAACACCTCGATTGCGGTCACCCTAACAATTCTCCACTCCCTCATCGTTATCTCCTCGCTTTTTCTAGCACTTTCTGTATCTTGTTAAATACCACTTTATACTCTCTATTTGTGTAGCATTCAACAACTATCGGTTTCCATCCGGTGCTATCACTAACGTTGTTATGCATATAAAACTCAAAAACTCCTCCTTTCTCATAGTTTTTTGACTTTACAGCAATAACCTCCTCCATCTTGACGTATGTCATTTCTTTGTTAAATTTATTTGTATCATCTGTTGCTTGTATAAACAACAAACCTATCGTTGTTATTATTATTTTCATTACCCCTCCTAGTCGTTTACAATACTAATTAATTTATAACTATCTTCTTTGTATTCTTCTGGTAATTCAATATTTTCAATGTAATTATTAATATCTTCATCAGTTTCATTTTTATTAAATACATATTCTAATTGAATTTGAATCGTTGCAGTTTTACATACTTTAGGCTTATCCATAGACCACCTCCCCAAAACACGCCATTTGTAGCACTAAATCAGCATCTCCAGCATCATATGTCATATCCAGTATTCTTCCAAGTGCTTTGGTGCAACTATTCTTCGGGTCGTCCATCTTCTGCAATGCATCAATGATTGATTTCTTTGTTATTGGATATTTTTTCTCATCAAACATATCGTGTATGAATAGCACAGCATCTTTCTTTTTTGTCCTGGTTAAATATTCGTGCTTCCAGCCTCCCACTTTCTTCATATCCTCTTTATCTTCACAGCTAACATTATCTGCCCAGTATGTTGAGCCTCCTTCAAATGCACTACATATCACATCCTCAATCATTTCATCTGATATTTCTAGCCTTCTGTTTATTATATTCATTTCACTCATAGGTCTAACTCCTTTAGCTGTTTATCTATATCGTGCTTATCTTCATCTGGAATATATATCCAGTATTTCATTAATATATCATACAGCAAATCTCTAGCTGATTGATATTTGTGTAATAACTCATCTCTACTATCCATTAGGTATCTCCTTTCTCTCTAGTTTATATGTAGGCATATCCTCGTATTTATGCACTCGTCCATGTCTATCACAACTCCATACTATTCTATTCTTAGGGCAAAAAAACAGCATATCCTTTTCTCCCCATTGTCTATGCATATTCTTGTTCATTTTTTCTCCATTTCTTCAAATAGTTTTTCGTAGCAATGAACACATAGCCAAGTATAATATAGGTCGCAAAAACTCTCCTTGTAATCCGTATCAAAGTGAACCTCGCATTCATCACATCTAACAATACTCATTTCTTTCCCCTTGTTTCCCCAAATATATAAAACACGCACATTCCAAAACAAAACAATAAAAGGCCCAATGTTATGTTTATACTCATTTCTGGTGTAATTGTTACCATATCTCAAACCCTCCAGATTCAATACAGAAATGTGCAAAATCCTCAACATTCATTGTATCAAATGGATAAAAGGTTGTCGCATCATCTTTATCTGCTTTCTTTCTTTGTTCCATTGTCTTTTTGTATGCAATTTCGTGTTCAATTGCTACTCCAGTCCCAATCAGTTCCATCAGCTTCTTACCTAGCTTTTCAGCATCTTCAGCATTTAATCCAGCACCGTTGTTATGATGTCCAGACTGGTGCAAATCTTCTGAAATTATACCATCAGTAAAGTTATAACAGAAATCCCACAAAGGTCGCCAAAACCAGCAATTATTTCTAAAATAAACACCTGGATTTGCTTTTTCAAACTCATTCTTTTCTTTCCAGTATTTATCATTCAATTCTTTATCATTATCTAGTATTTTTATTTTTTCTTCAAACTTTATTTTACTCATCTTTTCCAGTGTTGGAAAATCATCATATGTTTTATTTTCTTTTGGATTTAATCCGTGTATATCCATTCCCATTTTTATATCTCCTTTGCTTTTAGTTCTTCGTATAACTCGATATATTCCTCTAACATTTCAATATATTCTGAAACTCCATCAGTTAGTGCGTATTCTAATTCTCCTAACCTTTTGACTATTTGATTATATTTCATTTCTTTCTCCTTTTCTTTTATTTGTCTAGTATGCCTCCATAAAGAAGGCATTTCATCTATTGAAGAATCATCAGCTAGACTAGTTTATTTCTCCTTTTGTTTTCTTTATCTTTTTCTTTGCAAACCCTTTCAATTGCCTTTGCTAAAGAATCGCTTAAATTTGTGCAATTTCTGTATTTATTTAACATTTTATGCCTCCTTAAAATTCTGTTGTTAATAATTTGATTACTTTTCTGTCTTGCCTTTTCTTTAAGGCCCTTACTATTTCTTCGTTTTCTAGTGCTATATCTGGATTAATTCCAGCGTGTGAACATAGTATCATAAAATTCATTCTTCTCATCTTATGCCTCCTCTTGTAATTTGCTTAAATGTTCGTGTAATCCGTCAAGTAATTCTTCGTAAATATTGCATTGAACGTGTTTGTATGGTTCGGCATCTTCGGCAAATTCTGATTTGTTGGTTAATAGGTGGGTATTCTTAGCACAATATTGTGCAATATCATAATAATAAATTGGTATATTGCTATCGGCTACTTCGTGGATTGTATCGTCCATATCATCACAATTAATATCTAGTTCTTCGTGTTTTATTATATCTTCTAATTCTTCACAAGCTGAATCAATTAAATCGTCCATATAATACTTGTTCTTTTCTTTTCTGTATTCTTCAATTGTTTCTTTTAGTTTTTTGTTTTCATTCTCTAAGGCTTGTATTTTATCCATTTTATTCTCCTTGATATTTATATTTATTTATACTTTCATTTCTCATCATAGCGATAAAATATTTTGGCGGGTAACATTCCAAATCATTTTGGTTTTTGTTTTCGTGTTTTGTTAGTTCGTGTATCATTGCAATTGCTCCGGCTATGAACGCAATTTCTTCTTGTAGGGTTTTGATTGTTCCGTTGTTTTGCTTTTCCTCCAGTAAATACTCTAATTCTTGGAGTGCTTTTTTGCTTTTTTCCATTACTGTTCCTTTTTTATTTTTTTAATTTGGTCGCAATCGGCAACCGGTGAAATATAGAAAATACCTGAGAACAAAAACAAGTAAAAAATATAAAAAATAGTTTTTATTATTAAAAATATATGATTAATATTGTGTATAAATAAACATAAGGAGAACAAAATGTTCCAGAATTACATAGATATAACAGACAAAACGTTATTGGTTCCAGTTGGAATGTATCAAAATCAGACAATAAAGCGAGTTAATGAAATTATAAGAAATTATGACCAATCGTTGTTTGATGTAACATTAAAACAGACTGACAAGTATTACATAGTTAAAATACAATCAAAAATAAATATTAAAGGAGCATAAAATGCAAACTATAAAAACATACATAAAAAAAGTAAAATTAATTAACCCGATAACATTATTTAAAAATTGGTTATTAACTGATTTAATGGTTGAAACTGAAAGACTAGACCATCGAGTTGATAGGCTAGAAAATCAAGCAAATGTCGAAGACGTAGAAAACCGAGTTGATAATTTAGAGTATTATGATTTAGATGATATACAAGAACGAGCAGAAAATGCAGAACGTAAAGCGGAAGAGAACGAAGCTCGTATTGAATTAGTAGAGGACAGAAGCGAAACCAACCAAGAATCAATAAAACATCTTAAAGATAAAATTGACCAATTATGGGCATATGATGAAATGTTTAAAATTCTAAAAGACGATATTAAAACAATAAAAAAAGTCGATTTTGCTGGGATTGCGGATAGGTTTGATGAATTAGATGAACGAGTTGAAGACAATAAATTAAAAATTGTTCAAACTCAAATTGATTTGCAATGCGATAAGAATAATTTAGAATATTTAACAAATGAACCTACAAAGCAAGAAAGAACTGAAGGAAATCTTTCAGCAATGCAGAAATTAACGTTTGAAGTATGTAAATATTACGGCGGGGATTTTAATCTAGATGATTTTAATAATTGTTATGAAATAATAAATAAATATAATGTTAAGGAGGTAAAATAAGATGAATAATATTAAATACAATAAAGCTGACGAAATCGCTAAAATAAAAGAAGCTAAAAAAAATGGAGGGGTGTATGTTAGCCCTTCAATTGTTAGCCCTCAAAGAATAAACGAGATATTTTTACAAGCTCTAAATGATGTATTAAATAATGATAATAATAATATTAACTTAAATAATAAAGGGGGTCAAGATGTTGAGTAGAAAGTATTATAAATTGATAGCACAATGTATTAAAGATAATTCCAATGGTAATCACATATTCAAATCTAATTTAATTAATGACTTATCAATTGAATTTAAAAGAGATAATAATTTATTTAATCGTGATAAATTCGTTGAGCATTGTGAATAACTAGTAATAATAAATAAATGATAGGATAAGAAGGCCCGCAGATTAGCGGGCTTTTTTATTTGTGGTTATAATCTTACTATGATAATAGAAAAAAATTTCAAATAATAATTATTAACCAACCTCAAACTAGTTTTCAACGAGTAGCGAAGGGGGTGCAAGACCATCTACCCCCACCCCCCGCACAAAAAAACACTCACACACATTCTAATGCTATTTTTCAAGTTTTTGACTTACTTTTTTTTTATTATTAATTTTTTTTTACTCTAGAGATATATCCTTAGTGTTATCTCTATATAGTATCTCTATAGAGTTATTAATATAATCAAATAAATCAATTATGCAAGCATTTTTTATTTTGAAAAATTTTTTGTATATTTTGCTATGGACTTAAAAGTAATCAAGGGAAATAATCACTATTTGTATGACAACATTGAAGAATACAAAGCACTAGGGTGCGGCAAACCTATTGTTGGTAATTGGCGACATGGTGATGAAGGTGATTGGGTTGAAACAGATGATGGATATATCTGTCAGATATTAAAGAAAAGCATGATTAGTCATCCTAACTACAAACAATTACGCACAATGATACGTACGGTTTGCGGTTCATTTATCGTAGAACAAAAAACACATAGAATGAATGGTGAAGGCGGGGTGGTTGAAAACATTTATACCTTTTCTGGCAATTATAAAGCGATATATTCAAGGTCTAAGGACAGAAAACTAAATAATCGTGAATTTTTGTTCGCTAGGTATGTGGCTTCGGGTGATGATGCAATATCAGCATACAGAAAAGCCTACCCAAAGGCGGAAGATAAACGATATATACAGAAAAAATCAAATATTTTACTACAAAAAGAGGAAATTCGTACAATGGTTAAAGAAGAAATCAAAAAGATATTAGAAGATGAAGGTGTATCGCCTGAGTGGATTATAGGGCAATATAAAATGATAGCAGAGGTATCCGATAGGGACGCAAATCGGCTTCGCTCGCTCGAATCGCTCGCAAAAATAGCGGGGCTATTTGATACAGACCAAAAACAAGAACAATTAACTGTATTTCAAGGGTTTACACCGCAACAACTGGAGGCTTTACAAGGTGGGAAAGAAACGAAGGTACTTGCACACGCAGAAAAATCAGAAGAATGATGAAGATTGTTGTCCTGTATGTGACAAGGACTTATACTGGGACGAACATACTACGCAAAGGGTAGGTGTTTTAGATAAAAACAACGATGTAGAGGGCTGGATGTGCCCATATTGTAACTCACTATTTGATTTAGACGAAAATTTAACGTATATTAGCCTACCGAATATCGAACTAGGAAAAGCATAAAGAGGAGTATTTAAAAAAAATGGCAAATGAAATGACAATTGATGATATAAATAAGTATTTTCAAGATATATATACTGTTCCAAAAGATTATGGCGTTTGGCCAGATGGAGAAGCTGTTTTTAAAAAAGGCGACTATATAGTTGAAAGTGATATAGGTGCAGGCGGCCCTGTTAAAGATATAAGAAATTTAAGCGATGAACAATTAAAAAACTTATTAAACAATTATTTTGGAGTTTTCAATGTTGAAGAAAGAGGAGGAATTGTTAACATTGGCGGAGATACAACTACAGAAGGTAATAAAGCATTAAGAGGGGCTTTAGAAAATATAGCATTTAAAAGAGGAGCTCAAACTGAAGCATTAGATTTGGATGGTGTTACAGCAGATATGCTACCTATATTTATTCCTCCAAGAGAAAGCGACCCTTTATCAGGTTCAGACTTTACTTTCGATTCTGCTGTAGCAGATGCTCAAAAAGGAGAAGTTATTTTTCCTCGTGAAGAAAATTATGCTGAATTACGTAGTGCAGATTATCCTTTTGAAATTCTTGCT